AAAGGAGAGAATGAGAGGATAAAACCGTTTAAAAATAACGGTTATGTTTTATATAATAGAAAAAGAAGAGCAACTCAACAGACTGCCGCATTTTGATGAATGTTTTGTTTATGTAATACCAAACAATAACAATTATCATCCTGCTATTGCTGATGTTTCTTTAATTTATGTAAAACCACCAAATAGTAAAGGATATATATTTTGTATCAAACACACTGAGTCATTAGGACTTAAGTGGCAAACAATTAAAAAGTTTTTATCAGAAAAAGAGTTATATGCTATTGATTCTAAGTATACTAAGTATTTTTTTAATGGAAAGATACATGATCTTACCTTTAACCATATTTCCCAAGGTAACAGCAAGTTTGATCTCAGTGGGTGTGAACTCACTATCATTGATAATTTCTATCGTGATCATGGTACTACAAAGAATATAAATGAACTTATTCCTATTTCTAAACACTATGAATATTGTGAACGTGTTTATGAAATAGTAAAATTATACATCAAACCAAACACTGAGTTTGAACAGAAGATAACTGATGTATTTTTTAAAATTGAAAAAGAAGGTATTAGCCTAAACAAAGAATGTTTTATCCAATACCACTCAGATCACCCCTCACCACAATTTTCAGTTAAACAAGGCAAAGCTTATACTTGTTATAATTTATATACATTAACTGGTCGTCCTTCAAACGCATTTAATGGAGTTAATTATGCTGCTTTAAATAAGGAAAACGGTGAAAGACAATGCTATATACCTCGTAATGATATGTTTATGGAATTTGACTTCAACGGTTATCATCCACGACTTTTAGGTGATATTGTTGGGTACAAATTTGATAATAATACTAACGTTTATGAACAAATAGCAAAAATATTAAACACATCAGATATTCCTAAAGTTAAAGAAACTACATTCCAAAACTTATATGGAGGTATCAGACATGAATTACAAGGCAAACCATTCTTTAAATCTGTTCACATATTCACTGATGATTTATGGGATACAATTCAATATCAAGGACATTTTGTAACTCCATCAGGTAAAATATTCAGATTAAAAGATATTGATAATCCAAATCCACAAAAGGTATTAAATTATTACATACAAAACTTTGAAACATCACAAAATGTTGAACAATTATATTCACTTTTTAATGATTTTCGCCCGTTAAAGTCACGCATAGTTTTATACACATATGACTCCATACTTGTTGACGTGTCGCGTGAGGAAACCGAAAAAATTCAACAAATAATTACTAAACTCCAATACCCCGTTCGCGTTAAGATTGGAAATAATTATAATGAACTAAACTAACATGGGTATAACACAAGATACAATATTTATCACCAGTAGTTATGATTTTGATGACATCGTTATTAACGAAATGGCTGGAAATAAATTATTTTGTACATTCATAGAGCACGACAAGCTCCAAGATACAGTAAGCACTTTAACTAAGCGATATACAATATTATATAGTAAGGTATTTGTACTGGAATCTCCTGATACTGAAGAACTTATATTAACTTATAATATAGATGCGGTAAATACTAATGCTCAAAACGCATTACCTAATACTATACTGCTTCATCGCAAAAAAGAATCAAATACGTTATATACTATTAATGCTCTTAATGCATTAATCCGTGAACTAAATGCTGGTATTTTAGATACCAATTATCGAGTAAATTGGGTTGATTTTAGAAACACAATTTTACTTACTCAAGATGGTGGCTTAAGAAAAGTACACACCAAAATCCACACTATTGTAGAGATCTAATTTGGATCCCCAATTTCCTTTCGTATATTTAACTCATAAAATAAAAAAATGTTATGGATTTATCATTAATTAAAAACAAACTCGATTCCTTTCAAAGTAAAGGACAAAGCAAAGAAAAAATCGACTACTCGAAGATTTTTTTCAAACCGAAACCGGGAAAATACCAAATTCGTATTGTTCCCTCTAAGTACAACAAGTCAACCCCATTCCGTGAAATTTATTTTCACTACGGTTACACAAAAGGACCTATCCTTGCGTTGAACAACTGGGGTGAGGCTGATCCGATTGCTGAAGCTGCTCAAAAACTTCGCAAGTCTGACAATCCTGATCATTGGCAAATGGCAAAGAAAATTACTCCAAAAATGAGAGTATTTGCTCCTGTTATTGTTCGTGGTGAAGAAGAGGCTGGCGTTCGTTTATGGGAGTTTGGTAAGGAGATTTACACTCAACTTATGAACATTGCTATGAATGAAGATTACGGTGATTACACCGATATTCAGGATGGTCGTGATTTTGTAATTGAGGCAACTGAAGCCGAAGTTGCAGGTCGTAAAGGTATTAAGTGTAACGTAACACCTCGTGTTAAAACTACACCATTATCTGAAGATGCAGAAGCAGTAACACTATGGTTAGAAGAACAACCAGACATTTTAGCAATCAATAAGAAACATACTTATGAGAGCTTAAATGAAATCTTCCAAAAATGGGCTAACCCTGAGGATGAAGTTGACGAACCTATTGTTGCTAAAGATGAAGATGAAGAAGTAAGTGATCTACCTTGGGAAAAAAAGGAAGACACAGGCGGTTATTCACTTCAAACACAATCGAAAGTATCCAAAGCGGATAAATTCAACGACTTATTTAACGATTAATTATGGCTAGAGGTAAAAGTATTAATGAAGCAGCATCCTCTGCTATCAGTGCAGGAGCTGGAAAACCATTTAGTTTAGATAACTTTAAAAAAGCAAAGTTTTTAACTACTGCTGTAAAGTTTAAAGCACAACAATGGATTCCACTTTCTAAAGCATTCCAAGACGTTACCTCTGTACCTGGTATTCCGATGGGCCACATAAGTTTATTACGTGGCCATTCGGATACTGGTAAAACAACAGCAATGCTCGAAGCAGCAGTTTCAGCCCAAAAAATGGGAGTGTTACCTGTATTCCTTATCACTGAAATGAAATGGAATTGGGAACATGCCAAAGAAATGGGTTTAGAAGTTGAAGAAGTTGTTGATGAAGAAACAGGTGAAATTGTAGATTATAAAGGATTCTTTTTATTTGCAGACAGAAGTAACCTAAACACTGTTGAAGACGTAGCTGCTTTTATTTCTGATTTATTAGATGAACAGAAAAAAGGCAATTTACCTCATAACTTAGTATTTCTTTGGGATTCAATTGGTAGTATTACTTGCCAAATGTCACTTAACTCAGGAAAAAACAACAATGAGTGGATTGCAGGAGCGATGTCAACACAATTTTCTAATGGTGTAAACCAAAAAATCCTATTATCACGTAAAGAATCTTATCCTTACACAAACACTTTAGTATGCGTTAATAAAGTTTGGACTGCTAAAGCCGAAACACCAATGTCTCAACCAAAAATGATGAACAAAGGTGGTATGGCAATGTGGTACGATGCAACATTCATTATAACATTTGGTAATGTATCAAACGCTGGTACAAACAAAATTAAAGCAACTAAAAATGGTAAGGATGTTGAATTTGCTAAGCGTACCAAAATTCAAGTTGAAAAAAACCACGTAAATGGTATTTCATCAAAAGGAACTATCATTATGACTACACACGGTTTTATTGATGATGACAAGAAAGCCATTGATGATTATAAAAAAGAACATTCGGCTGAATGGTTAGCAAAACTTGGTACAAGCGATTTTGATATCGTTATTGAGAGAGATGATTTAATTGACGATATTGGATACCAACAAGAACCAGAATAATGTTTGATAAGAAATTTTTAAGTCAAGTAATTAATTCATTAGGCGAAAAACCAACTAGAAATAGTAGAATATTAGTAGTTGATTCTATGAATACATTTATTCGTAGCTTTTCAACTATTAATACCTTAAACCCAGCAGGCCACCACATTGGTGGTCTGGTTGGGTATTTAAGAAGTTTAGGATATGCAATTAAAACATTTCGTCCTACACGAGTAATACTAGTTTTTGATGGTTTAGGTAGTACTAATAATAAGAAAAATTTATATCCTGAATATAAAGCAAATAGAAGTACTAGTCGTATTACTAATTGGGATATATTTGAAAATAAAGATGAAGAAGGTGAAGCAATGGTGGGACAAATGTCCCGTCTTATTCAATACCTTCAACAATTACCTGTTACTTTAATATCAATTGATAAAATTGAAGCGGATGATAGTATTGGATTAATTGCTAAACATTTTGAAGCAGATCCATTATGTAAAGAAGTTACAATTATGTCTGCTGATAAAGATTTTTATCAATTAGTTAGTGAAAAAGTACAAATTTACTCTCCAACTAAACGTAAAACTTACAAAGTAAAAGATATTATTGAAGAATTTGATGTTCACCCTAATAACTTTTTACCATATAAAGTACTTTTAGGAGATAATTCAGATAATCTACCAGGAGTAAGAGGAATTGGTCCTAAAAAAGCAGTTAAAATGTTTCCTTTAAATGAAGAACAAGAACTAGATTTAGAAGATATGTTCAATTTATGTGAGGATAATTTAGGTGCTAATGGGATGTACAATAGTGTTTTAGAATTTAAACATCAACTAAAAATCAACTACCAATTAATGAACATACGAGAACCTAATATATCAGATGATAGTAAAGAGGTTATTATTAGTTTATTAAATGAAGAAATTACTTTATTAAATTTAGGTGGATTTATGATGTTATATGAAGCAGATGGATTACAAAACTCTATAGGTAGTACTCATAATTGGCTTGCTGAAGTATTTGGATCCCTTATATTAAAATAGTATATTTAGAACCGTAAACAAATATTATTATGTTCCAAGTACAAATGCAATTTATTCCGGGAAGTGACCAAATTTGGGTAGCAAGATTAAACCCTGAAGATCCTATTTATGATTATAGTAGTTTAGAAGAAGCCGATTATAAAGCACAAGAATTAGAGGCTGCTGACACTACTGGTCGTAAATACCGTGCTGTTGAAATAGATTAATCACACTAAAAACAAATAAAAGTTATGACTACATTGGGAAAACTTTCTCAGTACGGGCCCACCTTCCAGATAAAAGTAATAGGTGCTCTATTAACTGATAGAGATTTTTTAATAACAATTTCCGAAGCACTAAGCGATGACTATTTTGAAAACACCTCACACCAGTGGATTACGAAAGAAATACTTAAATATTTTAATAAGTATCACACTGTTCCATCAATGGATGCTCTCAAAGTTGAAGTACAAAAAGTAGACAATGAGGTATTAAAGATTGCTATTAAAGAGCAATTAGTTCAAGCATACAAAGAATCAGAACAAACAGACATCCAATATATTAAGGATGAATTTTTAGGTTTTTGCCGAAACCAACAGATGAAACGAGCAATTATTACATCTGCAGATTTATTAGCATCTAATGATTTTGAATCAATTCGTCAAATTATTCACAACGCACTTAAAATAGGTGAAGTAAGATCTGTTGGACACGAATACGAAAAAGATATTGAAACACGTTATCGTGAAGATAATAGATCACCAATTCCATTTCCTTGGGATACATTTAATAATATTACACAAGGTGGATATGGTAAGGGTGAACTAGTAATTGTATTTGGTAATCCTGGTGGTGGTAAATCTTGGGCTGTTATTTCTATGGCTGTACACGCTGCTAAATTAGGATATAATATATTATACTATACTCTTGAATTAAGTGAAACATATGTTGCAAGACGTATGGATGCTAATATATTACAGATTCCTGTAGATAAAATTATGTCACATAGAAGTGATGTTGAACAAGTAGTAAATGAATTACCTGGCAAAATCAAAATCAAACAATTCCCAGCAGGTAAAACAACATTAGATAATATTGAACAACATATTGAACAATTAAAAACACAATATGAATTTGTTCCGGATGCTATTTTTATTGATTATATTGACTTATTAAAAAATAATTCAAGAGATCGATTAGAAGGAACGGAAGATATTTACACTAGTATTCGTGGTCTAGCTATGGAATTAGGTATTCCTATTATAACACCATCACAAGCAAACAGAACAGGTGCTAAAAGTGATATTATTGAAGGTGATAATATTGCTGGTTCATATTCTAAGTTGATGATTGGAGACATAGTTGTATCTTTAGCTCGAACCAGAGGTGATAAACTAAATGGTACAGGTAGATGGCACATTATGAAAAATAGAGTAGGTGCAGATGGTATGACATTTGCCTCTAAAATAGACACATCAACCGGAAAAATTGAAATTTTTGAAGATTTTCTTGAAATAGACCCACAACAAAATTCATCTAAACCAGTAGATTATAACGCTTTAGATAGAGATGAGAAAGATTTTTTAAAAAACTTTATTCTTAGTTCAGACTAACATTGTATATATTGTATTTATTGACACATTTAAAAAAATTTAATTAAAGCTATGAGTAAAGGTAAACCTTCCGTTCACCCTTCGGTGAGTATTCTTTCAGATATTACAGTCTACAACAAATACGCAAAATACAATCCAGTTTTGAAACGAAGAGAAACTTGGGAAGAAATTGTTACAAGAAATAAAGACATGCATATTGAAAAACATCCTACTTTAAAGGATGAAATTGAAAAAGCATATGAATTAGTATATAATAAAAAAATATTACCATCAATGCGTTCATTACAGTTTGCTGGTAAACCAATTGGTATTAATAATACACGTATCTACAATTGTGCTTTCCTGCCAGTAGATGATTATCGTTCATTTAGTGAAACTATGTTCCTTTTACTATCAGGATGTGGTGTAGGATTTAGTGTTCAACAACACCATATTGAACAACTACCTGAAATTAAAAAACCAACTAAAACAAAACGTTTTTTAGTAGGCGATAGTATTGAAGGTTGGGCTGACTCTGTAAAAGTATTAGTCAAAGCCTATTTTACAGGTTCTCCACTTCCTTTATTTGATTTTAGAGACATTCGTCCTAAAGGTGCTCGTTTAATTACAGCTGGTGGTAAAGCACCAGGTGCTGAACCTTTAAAAGAATGTTTATTCCAAATTCAAAAAATCTTTGATCGTAAAGAAAATGGTGATAAAATTACTTCATTAGAATCACACGACATTATTTGCCATATTGCTGATGCAGTATTATCAGGTGGTATTCGTAGAGCAGCTTTAAT